AAATTATATGTTTCGTGATGATATGATATCTGATGGTATTGAGAACTGTGTACAGTATATTCATAACTTTGATCCAGCAAAATCAAGAAACCCATTTGCATACTTCACACAGATTATCCACTATGCCTTTCTGAGACGCATACAGAAGGAAAAGAAGCAATTGGATATAAAGAATAAAATCATTGAGAAGACTGGATTTGAAGAGGTAATGAATGTAGAGCCAGGAGCATTGACAGGAGCAATGTCTGAGTATAATACAATTAAGGATAATATTGCACAGAAAAAAAATAGATGAGAGTTGCTATTATAACGGATACTCATTACGGTGCTCGTAAGGGATCAAAACTTTTACATGACTATTTTGAGAAATTCTATAAGGATGTATTCTTCCCCTCGTTGGAGGCAGAAGGAATTGATACTATTATCCATATGGGTGATGTATTTGATAGTCGAAAGTCAATTGATTACTACAGTTTAGAGTGGGCCAAGAGAGTTGTATTTGAACCGATGAAGAAGTATAAGGTTCACGCAATTACAGGAAATCATGACTGTTATTATAAAAATACAAATGATATAAATTCACCTGAGTTATTACTAACTGATTATGAAAATATAACAACATATTCAAAAGCAACTGATATTAACATTGATGGGTTAGATATTCTTCTTTTACCTTGGATAAGTGTTGATAATCACGATGAGAGTCTTGAAGCAATTAAAAATTCAAAAGCAAAGATTGCAATGGGACACCTTGAACTAAATGGATTTAAGGCAACTCGTGGTCATATGATGGAAGATGGAATGGATATTGCTTTGTTTAATAAGTTTGAACAAGTCTATTCTGGGCATTTTCATACAAGATCTACTGATGGAAAAATATTTTATCTAGGTAATCCATATGAGATGTTTTGGAACGATGTAAACGATCCAAGAGGATTTCATCTTTTTGATACAGATACTCAGGAAAAGGTTGCAATTAACAATCCTTATAAATTGTTTTATAATGTGTATTATGAAGATACTAATCCTAAGTTGTTTAACACAACTGAATATGAGAATAAAATTGTAAAAGTTATTGTCCGTAAGAAATCAAGTCCAAAAGAATTCCAAAAATTCATTGATAAATTATATCGTTCTGGAGTTCATGATTTAAAAATTGTTGAGAACTTCTCAATTGTTGAAAATG